TTTTTTTTTTCAAGCAGAAGACGGCATACGAGATAGCGTAGCGTCTCGTGGGCTCGGAGATGTGTATAAGAGACAGCGATTAGGATACTCGTATGCCTTGTTCTCATCCATCTTCTGGCCGAGTTCAAGCAATTGCCGCTTTGCGGTCGCACCAGTCATAGAGGCCAGGTTGCCAACAGCATTACCCATGAATTGATAGACTTGACCCATGAGGATCTTATCAATCTTCTGTCCAATAGACAGAGCCGCCGGACCAAGATAAACACGAATCAGATCAGTCAGAGAATAAGCTTCTTCCTGATCCTTGATGAGGAAGGACGTATGAATGCACTGGTTCAAAGTAACCGGCACATCCGTAGCAACGGCGGCTTGCACCGTTACATCATCATTAGCGCCCTTACGTTTCGCAGTAAATTCATTAGGTCGACGGGTGTGAACCACATTACCCATTGATTTGAGTTCATTCGAGAAATCACGATGGACCATGTTGCCGATGACCATTTTCTCTTCGAGAATGGCCAAAGTTTCGGCGGCCCAAAGTTCAGGATTCCAAGAATCCAAAGTGTTATCGAAACCCACAAAACTGGGTTCGTTCTTCAAGTAATTCACTCTAAGCTCCTTGTTGGGGTTGATTTTGAAATCAAACCCGGAATACTAAGCCCCTTTAACCGTGCCAGAGTTCCGGTTGCTCTTTTCGCAGTCGCCGATATTCGGCCGGGTCTTCTTTCGCAAGTTTGGCAAGATCAATCTTTTTGCCACCTTTTGCAGTATTTTTACTGCCTCCTAAGCCGGATTTCTGTTTATCCTTGAAGAGGTTTCCATGCTCCTCAAGTTCAGCCATCCGGGTAACGGCCTCATCAACCGTATACTTCATGATGAGTGGCTTCTTATCTTTGTCAACGTCGGGGAAGTTGACCACTGCTTGTACCTTGCCAGTTGGCTCACCACCATCATCTTTCACATCCTCAAACTCAATCATTGGACCCACAATCGCTTCAATTTGAGACGCTTTATGTGCAGAATTCTTTTCAGCAGCTTTTGCAATTTGATTACGAACTACTTCATCCTGAAAATCACTTTGCCATCGATCACGATCCTCAGTTAAGCTATTAAGCTCGGTTGAAAAACGAGCTGCTTCTTCTCGTGCTTTTCTTTCAGCCTTTTCAGTGTCAGTCATGTACTGACTTTCTAATTCAGCAATCTTATTTTCAAAAACAGTACGCTCTTCATCCGAAAAACCTTTCATCTTTGTCAATTTTTCGAGTTGAGCTGCTTGTTCTTTTTGTGACGCTTTCAAAGTTTCAGTTTGTGACTCATACTTTCGACGTAAGCCACCCATATGAGCATTGAACTCTTCTTGGGTGTAAGTCTTATCGTCACCTTTTGCAGCTGCAGCTTCTGCTTCTGTTTTAGCTTTAGCAGCCGCAGCTTCTGCGTCACCATCACCATCGAAACCAATGAACTGAAGATTACTAAGGATAAACATGTGTTTCCCTTTCAGGATACCCTACGAAGTCTGACACCCTTTACATTCCCTAACAATGGTCGTAAATATTGCCAGGCTAAAAAGCTTGGGATACCGTTAGCAAAATGTTCAGGAACAGTAGTACGGTTGTAGGTTGAACGCACACTACTGAAACCTTCCGCAGATGCAGCAAGGTTCTCGTATTCTTGGTCCGGATCTACACCATTCAATAAGGAGTAGGCGCATTCGTAAGTCGCATATTCAACTTCCATCGGAATTTCAGTATTCGTAAATACTTCTTTAGGATCTTCTCGTGGCCATTGTAATACTTGGGAAGCAACAGTTTTATAACCACGAAAACGTAGGCGATCAATTCTCCGTGAAGCTTCGGCTAACGCACGGTTACGCTGATTTTCAGTTGCCTCGTCCCATGCTTGAATATGGAGTTTGGTTGCGAAGTACGCATCCCCACCCACAGTGGTTCCGTAGTTAGCCATTTACTTACCCTATCTTCAAAGTACCACTATCATTGTACATAGTGGTTGTCGGATTAGCATTCGGAGCCACACCAGGGATCGTATTAGCTACAACCGGAGGCGTCGAATCATTGAGGTCAACATCAGCGGTTGTACTATCCACAATAACCTTTTTCGCGACACTAGTACCATCAAACGTCATCACAAGATCACCCGCGTCAATATCAGCAATACCAGAAACACTGATATCACCATTCGTCCAACCTGCAACACCTGCATTTGTAGCTGCAGTATCAATCGCCGTTTCAAGTTCGGTTGCATTGATGTCAAACGAAAGATTTGCAGTTGTAACAGCAGGACTGCCAGGAACCGTAAAAGTTAGTTTCCAGTTTCCACTGCTTGAAGCAATCTGCTCCAAAGTTTGAACTTCGTCAACACCGGCACCAGGAACTGTTTGAATTGCACCAGTGGCTCCAATCATCAATGGCAACAGTTGATTCTGAATTGCCAAAATTTCATTTCTCATTTGCGCCATGTCAGCGCCATCTGGAGCCCGATACACTTCACCATCAGGTCTTGATTCCGATGAGCCGTCCCATACTGAATTAGGATAATTCGCTGCACCCATTAAATTTTCCTTTCAATGTTACCCTATCTTCACAGTACCACTGTCGTTGTACATGGTGGTTGTTGGGCTAGCGGTTGGTAATATACCATTTGTTGTTTCAGATACGACAGGAGGGGTTGAGTCATTGAGGTCAACATCAGCAGTTTCACAAAGAATGTGTGGCTGAATATCAACACTAGTTCCATCAAAAGTCAAAACAATTGGATTGGCATTCATTGCACCACCAGAACAAGAAATATCACCATTCGTCCAATCAGGGACACTAGCAGTTGTTGCTGCTACATCAATTGCCGTTTCAAGAGCAGCTGCAGTAATATTAAACGCAAGACTAGCAGTCGTAAAAGCATCTTTTCCAGTGAGTGTGATTGTTAGAGTCCAATTACCGGAAGTCGAAGCAATCGCAGCAAGCGACTGTACCTCATCAGTACCAGCACCAACCGTTGTCCTCAGTACGCCAGTGGCCCCAATCCAAAGAGGATTAAGCTGATTCTGGATTGCTAAAATTTCATTCCTCAATTTCTCCAAATCATTGGCATCTGGGGCCCGATATACATCAGCATCCGGTCGCGAATCTGATGTGCCGTCCCAAATCGAAGTTGGATAACCTGCCGCATTTCCCATTGAAATTTTCCTTTAACCAGAAGAAACGGTTACGGTACCAGCACTATTCCATAATTGACCAGCAACAGTCGGATCAGCAGTTGGCAAAATTCCAGTTGCACCGATGCCGAGAGGTTGTATTTGGGTCTGAATCGCAATAACTTCCATGCATAGCTGCTGATAATCATCAGCATCAGGTGCACGATATACATTTGCAGCAGGTCGTGTTTCCGACGTGCCATCCCAAACTGTCGTTGGGTACGTGGAAGGCATGTTTTCTCCTTCTTTGGTTTTATTGATTTTCTTTTATATAAACAATCGCCGAGAGAAGTCTATCAATATCATCCTTAAAATAACTTAATCCAAGATTACAACTTCGACAAAGTAACCCTCTATTTTTACCCGTCATATGACAATGATCTACACAAACTGAATTATCTTGTTTACCTTCTAATGTCATAACACAACCACAAATCTTACATTTACCATTTTGCTTTTCAACCATCTTTTCAAATTGGCCCGGCCACAAACTATATTCTTTTTCACGTTTTCTTATGTTTCCATATTCCTTATCATATTTTTTGGTATTTTTGCTTTAACAATCTTTACATCTTGAACTACGACCATTTACTCCATTACAATGGATATAAAACTCAAACCACAACTTATATTCATAACATTGAGTACATACTCTTCCATTTTCATCGACGCGAGTTGTTGTAGCCATTATAGATCCTTAGATATTTTTACCTTTACCCCTTACCAGTTTCTCACCATCTGGATTATTCTCAGGGTCCTGTGACTCTTGTTTTTCAAGTTTTGCTCCCTCCGGGTCAATTTCTAAGCCGCGTGCTCCAGGATTCTCAGGAGTTTGAGCCTTCATCCTTGCAAGTTCAGCTTCTAATTTCTCGATTTTCGCCTTAGGAGCCTCATCTTTTGGATACCCACGGATTTTGTAGGACGCATATTCTCTGGAAATGAGACCAATCTCAACATCAGATCGAATTTGCTCTGCATCAGCTGTTGGGTAGTCAGATTTGTCAATTTCTCCCATGATTTTGTCAAGAGTTTCATCCGCGATTTTACCCGCAAGCATAATCTCTGCAATTTCTTTGTGGATCTCTTTTCTGAATGTATGGGAGCTAACATCAACGGCAGTACTAGCAAGTTGTTCAGCATCCTTTCGTCTATCCTCATCAGTTCTGAGGGAATAGCGTTCGGGATAACCAACTTTTACTTCCTCATTTGAGGATTCATACTCGCTCCATAAGCGAGCCACGCAACCCTCGGCGTGTTCAAGTGTCATACCAATGGCAGATAAGCCGGACTCTAAGCCTCGCTCATCCATCTGCTTTGATTCAGCACTCGCAAACCGCGATTTCGTAGTTGTAACAGCTAATTGAACTAAAGCCCGAATATCATCTTTAAGAACTTTTTGTTTCGCCATCGAAACTTCTATTGGTTCCGGTGATGGATGAATAAATTTTGGTGACTCTGTACCTATTGGGTACTGAACACCATCACTTGAACCAATTATACGTGTTTCCGTCTGATCATAGTTTTCTGTAGAATTATCATCAGATTCTGACCAATTTTTTGCGACCGAAAAACGTTGGTCAAACTGTTCAACATATAATGGAACATTAGATCGTAAAATGTATCCAATGTCAGCCGATTCCGCATTTGTCAAAGCAATTTGGTGATTTGAGATATCTTGCAACAAAGATGATTGCAATTCAAGAATAACAAATGGAATTCGACTGATTTTAAGCTCAATTGGATCATATGTAGTTAATTCATTATCTTGAGTTACGGGATCACCGTGACTATCATATGTTTGAACGAGAACGATTCCATCTTGTTCTACAAACAAACGATATAATTCACTGTGACCATTAATCAAATGGGTATCCGGATCGAGTGTATCCTTTGAAATTCTCAAAAGAAGTCTTTTGAGTTTGATCTCATTGCCTTTAATGTACCATTCCCAATTGCGAATTTCTTCAGTTTTATACGAATACATATATGGATGCTGTACACCAGCTTCCATCTTCGTACGACCTTCTGTAAAGGCAAAATTATCAACGTAAATACCAACTTTGCCCATTGAAAGCAATTCTGGCAATATTTCTGTGCCAATAAAGTGATTCATTGATGAACCACTAAGATCAACACCGCCTCTTTGCCCAAGGATACATTCTCGCCAACTCTCCGTACCGCCTTTACGACGAATTGCATGCATACGCTGAAAAATAGCGTTATTTACATCCTTTATAGCGGCTTTAGCAAAACCCGCTACGGGTGTGATCTCTTTACGATTCAAAAAATCCTTTGAATCTTCAGCACTAGAAAACTGTTTAACATACTCTTCAATAAAGTCCTTACCACCATCCATGATGTAACGAAACTTTTGCCACTCTTCTGCCCGATAAGCATACTCCGGGTGTATACTACGGGTGATGTTCTTTGCCGACATTATAGGAAACTCCGAATATTCCGGTTTGTTGCCATTGATGCAGAGAGTGGCAGAGCCATCTCATTGTAGTTACGAGTATGTGCGAAGTGGTCATCTCTTCCTTCAACACAAACATATTTCGATATATCATCTCCAGCAGCATCTTCTTTATATTGTTTGACCACATTCTTAATATGGTTGATGTATTCAGTTGGAATATCTTTCGGAAATTTGATTCGTCCAGCACGAATACGTCCAAGACTTGTATCCAACCAATATGTTCGATTAACACTTATTAAATGTTCATCTTCACTTGGTGATACAACCATTTTCTTTGAACCAATTCCACGGGCATAATGGCATCGCTTAGCGCGACCCCAAATACGACAACACAACTCAAGTGCTGCTCGTTCTTCTGGTTGTTTATCAATCACAAGAAATTGAACATCATATTCATGCATCAGTTGATAAATTTCATCGAAACGTTTGACTTTACCAACTTTAATTATCTCACAGTCAGCGACCATATTGATATCAGGTCCAATTTTCGGGATTCTCCAACCATCGATCTCGTAGTGTAACCACTTACCAACATCAACACCCATTGTCACCACCTTACATTTTGGTGGTGGATCATCCATCCGTCGTGTGGCACCTTCTAAACATTTGGCAATATGATGATCTTCAATTCTAGCTCCTGCAACTACATGTGGCAGCCCAGCTATTGAATTCCAAAGTTCCTGCTCGGCCGTCGGATTGGACTCAGCTTCGATCGCGGTAATCGCGATCTTCCAAGGGTGCTTGACACAACTTGAGAGCTGATTGATATAGAACCCACGTCTGTCAGGGTTGACATCTTTGGTGCGAGGTACCCATCGCCCAGTTTCAACCTGAGATTTGATTTTATCCTCATGCTCAATTTTCTTTTGACATCGCGGGCAAATAATGTGTGATTCGTAGATTCTCTTGTCAGTGATGCTTTCACCAATGACAACAAGGCAATCAGGATATTCAAGTGTGATTTCTTCCCAACAGTTTGGACACTGAAAATACCACGACTCTTGTGTCGTGGTCAAAAACATTTTATGGATACCACACTCAGGTAATGTTGGTGTAGAAATTGCCCACACCGAAGATATCTCCTGACCATCCGTTCTTCTTAAAGCTAATTGCAAGTTATCCTTATTCATTTCGTCTACTTCATCAAGTACGACGAAAGCGGGGTCAATTGACTTGAAACCAATTCGACTTTGGGAACCTCTAATCCATAAACTGGCTGCACCAGCTCGTTTGTGACCAATGTTCTTAACTTCGGAAAACATTTGTTGTAGATGTGGCGATTCATCCAAGGCAGGATCGAATCTACTGGCACTAAAGTCAGAAGCATCAGGATTTTTGTTCGG